AGCAAACGAAGGCTGCTCACTTTCCTGCATTCTTGGTGATTCATCTATGTCAGGGCTTAACCAAGGCAAGTCTGACAATTTTGCGATTTGTTTTAATGCTGGTACCACTTCGCTGTAAGGCAAACGCGCTAACCACATCAAATCCACTTCGCTACGCCAATCTAAGGGCTCTTTGCCTGACTTAGTACGACATGACATAGCTAAAGCCTGATAGCGCAAACCGAGGATTTCACGCCCCTTAGTTTCAATGTCTGCATCGTTGTTTTGAATGGTGTGTAACGTATCCATTAAAATAACGTATTCAGTCGCGCCAAGCTCTACCAGCACCCAATTACCAAATAGTTCAGGTGCTTGAGGGCGGCGTTTAAATAGTGGGTCAGATGGGCGCTTAAAAGCAGCCCACCAACGTTTAACAAAACCGAGCATTACGCGAGGTCTCCGTCTGTAACAGGCCCGTCAACTTTAAGGGTAAGCATGCGATCAACCTGACCTTCTTTTGGAATGGCCAAACCTGCTTTTGTTACCAAGCAACGGAAGCTTTTTGTCTTACCGATTGGCGCAGGAAATTGCACTTGAATGTATTCCTTAGTGCTGTTCGCGCGCGCATCAATTAGCGCTTCGACTTCAGTTTGATCAGGCTTGTAACGAACAGTGATATTCCATTCGCCACCATCTGATAATCCGTAGTCGTATTCACGGAAATCATGGCCCGCACCGTACTGCGTGCCATCTACCGTTTCGGTTACTTCTTCACCTGGCTCCATGGTGATAATGCTTGCAATGGCAGCGCCATAGGTAGAGCCTTCATCAGTTGAGCGGTGAATTGATACTTTGTTGCCTTGCATGTTCTAATCCTCGTCTAGGTAGTGAACTGTAAATATTTGCGACAATGCGCCGCTGTTTGATTCAGGATCCCGCGCGTAGGCAAAGCCAGTGCGTGATATGTACTCAACTATGTTGCTGAGCAAATTTGATTGTTTGATTTGCGCCTCTACTAAAGCGCCTTTTTCGTCGAGCGCCGCATCTATATTGCCACTTGCACGAACCATTGATTCAATGACTAACCGACCATCAGTGATGCCCTCTTCGTCAAAGTCCCGCTCAGTTTCACCGTCTTCAAAAAATATTGAGCAGCAAGGTAAATCTTCGTCAAAAATTTGTGACGGGCGATAATCAAATACAGTGGTAAATTCTGTCTCAACCAACGCTTTGATAGCTGTTCTGATTTGTTGTCTAGTTGCCATTATGTTTTCTTCATTATGCGGTCTAAGCGAAACGTTAGTTCACGTAACAACTTGGCTGAGAAGTCGGTTCCCAAGTTCGCAGAAATAACTTGGTTAGTAGCACTCTTAATTGCTGTGCTTGTAAATTCTTCTCCAAAGCCTGCCTTGCGGATCGGGAATCGGTTCGCGGTAGTACGCTCAAAGATGGCGCTATTGAACCTTGAGATGGTAAATGCGCCCTCCCAATTATAGAGCCCTAACTTAAAGCCAGTTGCGGTTGGTTTAGCACCTGCTGATGAAGCTGAAATTCTATTCAAACCTGCCCACACTCTGGCGTTTAAATTGTTCGGTTTTGCTTTGACTATTCGTATGCGATTTCGGATAGCCTTTTGCGGAATTTGGGTGGTTGTTGACGCTCTGCGCACAATTTTGGTTTTAATCTGTGCCAGGTTCTTGTTGATCACAGAAGCAACAGCGCGCTTGCTTTCAAGCTTACTGTGAGTATTTAAGTTTTTACTTAAGCGCTTGAGCTCACGCGCCATTTCTTTTGAATCAACATCAACGACTTTTATCATTGCGGTTCAATGATCCAATTCTGTGTTTGACCTCGTGGCCGCGCGGTTACAAAGACATAACGCTTGCCACCAATCACTAATGTCGTGTCACGTTTAATCGCTGGAAACTGCGACAAAGGACCAGAAAAAACATGTTGATGCGTATCTAGGTCTAAGAACTGATGGTTGTTTGTGCTGAGATACCCGACGACCTGCAATTCGCCAATGCTTGCCGTATTCTGAAAATCAGCAAAGAACACATTGTCTAAGTCGTTTTGAAGGTCGTCGGAAAAGCTCATACAGATTACTCTTTCGCGTCTGCGTCAGCACCGAACGCGGCATCTAAGTCGTCTTCATCGGTTTTTTCTGCGATGGTTTTAGTGGCCTTTTGTTCAACAATTTTGCCCTTTGACGCATGCACCAACTCGCGGGCAAAGCCTTCAGGCAAGGTGATGATCACCGGCTTCTTTGCATCTTTTGATGGATGAATGCTTTCGCCATTAATGCGAATGCCGCGTTGTACTAAGAAACTCACTTTTTTTGCAGCTGCTTTAGCCATAATAATTCTCTTTAATAAATAAAAAAGGCACCTATAAAGGTGCCTTTGGGGGTTAAATTAAATTGATTTATAAAATCAAACTACACTTTTTCAGCTAACGTGAACGCCTGAGCGTGACGTGCTGCAACATCCATGTCTTGGAACATACGCATAACTAAACCACCAGATGACGCCTTAGTTGCTTTGTCTGGCACTACATCAAGCGCCCCCCACATACCAACCATTAACTGCGAGAAGTCACCCGATAGAATAGAGTTAACCGGCATTTGCGTAGTGGTAGCCACTGGGTAGCCATTAATACGCCCGTCTTCCATGAGGTAGCGAGCAGAGCCAGTTGATTTTTCAGTGCCTTTAAGTTCGCCGGCCATGCTGGGGCGCATAACGTTAGCAATACCGTTTGCGTCTGCGTTTGCTTCGGCAATGTCGGTTTCAAGCTCAATCATTTGCAACCAAGTTGGGGTTGCGCTTAAGGTGATAGCACCGATACCAGAGGTATTCATTAAGCCAAGAGGCTGATTAGATGCGCCTGAGCCAAGCAAGCCTGCGTAATCAATGCCTAGTGCGAGGCCATCCATGATGTCATTCAGTACCAGCATTTCGATATCAGGCGTTGATTGGATCATCAAACGGCGCGTTAACTCAACTGCAGTGGCAATGGTCTTAGGTGACATTTGCACAGCACCGAAACCAACATCACTTACCGTTGGGCTTCCATCTTCAGCCACCCAGTAGAAACTAGCTGAGCTGATTTTCTTAGGAATGTCTAAGTTGCCCACTAGGCCAGACATAAAGCGTGCACCTAAGCCACCAAGTACTGCTTTAGCGCGAAGGGCATCAATGAACATTTCAGAGTGCAATTCGTCAGCCACAAGTTCAGCACCTAGACCGGCAGCGCCAGCGGATTGCATACGCGACATGTTTTGACGCATTTGCTGTTGACGCAATTTATAACCCATTGCTTCATAGCTTAAGTACAAGCCCTGTGCGTCTTCACCGTTACGCTGAGCGATAGCGTTTGATACTTCGCGTTCTAGTCCGGCTTTTTTGAAGTTGCCGGTGGCTGCGGCGCGCAATGCACCAATAACGCTGTAGCGCTTTAGGTCAGTGGCGGGTAAATCTAAATCAATAAGTGTTGATTCAGCTTTAGGATCATTACGTTTACTGTGCAATTCACCCATTAATTCACGCTGAAAATCTTCGTAATTTGAACCATTACGAATATGCTTATTGCCCAGCGCAGTTGCGCCGTATTGTTCAGCAGCTTCAGCGATGCGTTGCGCATCAGTCGGGCCTTTAGCTACAGGGGCAGCTTGGCGCGCTTGTGCTGGTGCAGCAACAGGCTTTTGTTGGTTGGAATCCGGTGAACTCGAACGAGTTGCCTCCGGTGATTCTTGTTCTAAAGTGTCGAGTTCATCCATTTTCGTGGCCTCTTTTATCATTACAGGGTTGGTGTTTAAATTACCTGAGCGACCGAACCCAACAGTGGGATCAGCAGGTACAGATACGGAAGAAATTTCAAGTGGCTCCCATCGCGTAATGCGATAGTACTCAAGGTCGTTCTCGCGCTTTTGCAGCACGGCTTCGTGTATGCGGTAACCCACACTGACGTTGACGCGGATATCGTCTTGTATATCCATTAATAATTGTTGGCCCAGCGGGTTGCGACTTAACTTAATTTGCGCATGACCGCGCCCACCTTCTAACCAGGCTTTTTGGATAGCACCGCGTTGGTCGCCCCAATTGTGGTCTGATAGAAATGGGCCTTTGTCGTTAATGCGGTCTAAATCGCATTCACCATCATTGTGGCCAAGCGTTTCAACCCAGCCCCAGCGCTCAACTTCAAATTCGCTACTAAAGCTAAGCTCAACAATGCGAGACTCTTCATCCACGCTTTCAACTTTCGCGTTCACATCGCGAACCATTACAGGGCATTGGCCCCCGCGTAACATGGCTGGTGTGATTGCGTTCTCAGGGGGGGAGTTTATTTTCACGATTCTTCATCCTCGGTTTTAGCAGGCTCGTCGTCGGGCTTCATGTTTTGTGCAACAGCGGCTTTAACTTGTTTACCTAAACCCATTTGCTGAGCGCGTTTAATGATGGGCTCCATGGTGTTTAAGAAGCGTTCCCAGCCCTCGCCCATTTGTTCAAGGTCAACGCCTTTATCATTGAGTACATCGAGAGGGTTAGCGGTGTAGTTATCAAGCGCCGCGCCTGCTGCTTGCTCATCTTTAAGTGGGTCAACCCATTGCCAGCGCCGCCCACGAAACGTGTAAGCCATTGCGCGGTTGAGGTCGTAAGCTTTTAAATTGTTAATTGCGTTTTTAAGAAGTGCGTTGCGTAACCAGCGTTCGTAAATCGGCCCAATGACTTGACTGATGAACCAGCCTTGTTGGCGCTTCCAGTGATCGCGGTCTTCTAATATGGCTTGGCGAAGGCTCGAAAAACTAACGCCTTCGTAGTCGTTACCCATGACGTTGTAGTTAACTTCGGTGCCGCTGGCTGCACCGCGAAGCGATGCTTTTTGAATATCGGCAAGGCTATCGCCTTTGTGCTGAAAATTGGTTTCGCGCGTCTTGTAACCTTCGGGGGCGATTGCGCTGCCGCCGGGCTCTAAATCAA